GATTTGTCTGTGTAGTTCCTGAGATTAAAATATCTGGAAGCACATAATCTTGACCATATTCTAAAGTTTCTATTCCGTAAACTTCATAAGAATTCGCATCAATTTGACTAGTTTTTAATCGAACACTAGCACCAGAACCAATAGGATCTATTACTGTTACAACTGGATTTGGTGTAGAAACTGTTCGTTGAGCTGTTGTTAAATTACTCAAATCAATACGAGCAGACATAATACCATTAGTGCTAGAAAAATTTGACAATAAGTTTACAGCAAACTCATTACTGCTGCCATAAGTAAATGTGTATTTACTTTCTTGTAATTTTTCATACAAGGTGTTTATTGTGGTTGTAGCAGCACATAAAGGATTTTCTCCTGTATTACTTGAAACAATACTACCTGCCGTTAAACCACTCAAAAATATAGGCTGGCGATCCAATTTATCAGCTAATTTTTGACATTCATAACAATCAGAAAATATAGTTTCGTTAGATACGTCACCCTTAGCATATACTTCGTTTGTTAATTCGTCTGTATTGGCTTCTTTAAAATAAAGACAACAACACCCAAAGGCAGTAACTCCTGAACCGCAAAGAGGTTCGTATTTTTGTGTAAAATTATTATAATCTTGATTTATAGAAATGTCATATAAAGGAAGATCCTTGTTATTAACAAAAGCATATTGAGTAGGATCTACTTTAAATATTGGCATCCAGCTGTAACCATCATCATAAAGTACTACTGTTGGAGTAGTGTGGTTTGGTATAAAGGAAGAAGTAATTACTGTTCCGTCTATTCTATTGTCTGCATTATTTCCCAAACACAAATAAACAACATTGTTGTTTGGATTAAAAACATAATAATTATTTGCAGATTGTAGTGTATATGTGTCGTATATTTTTCCCGCTGACCAAATATTATTATCTCCTATTAAACATCTTTTGTTTTCTGGAATTCTTTTGGCAAATGCAGAATCAGCATTACGATCAAAACCCGAATCAATGGGTGTTCGATTTCCTCCAAGAACTAAAAACATTTCCGATGGAACTTGTTTTAGTGTTAAGTTTGATAAATTTGGTTGTTTCATGATGGATTATTCTAGTAATTATGGGCAAATAGTTACACTACGAGTTTCGTTTGGATAAGTATATCCTGATAACGGCGACAACAACAAGAAGTCTTCTATATTTATCATACCAAATGTCATGCCAGAATAATATTTACTGTAAATTTCTTCGTCCCAAGACGGAAATGTATATGTTGGCGAGGTAAATCCAGCATAACAAACAGCAAGAGATTGGTTGGAACCAAGAGTATATCCTTGATAATTTTTTATAATAGGTATTTCGTTTTTTACAATTTTAATAGTTTCGTCTATGTTATTAAAAATATCTTGTCTTATTTGATAAAAATCAATAGTTCCTGCAGGATGAAGCAGAGGTTTAACTATATTTTTATAATATTCTACCGATAATTCAGAAACATTAACAACATAAGAATAATCTTGCCATAGGTTATTTGCATCGTAAAGAATAGAATAATTTAAACAACTACTAGTCAGTTCCCCAAGTTCAAGGTCTTGTTCGTCTGACATCCAATCAAATCGACCACTATTTAATCTCATTATATATTTTTTAGGATAAGAAACTGATATTCTTTCTGGATCTATATCAAATAATTCATTTATTACTAACTTAAAACTTTGATCTGTGCCTTTGCGCCCATATAGATTAATTTTTACATTATCTAATAATTTTCTTATATTTTTTTCATCAACTAGACCTTCGATATAAGTTCCAGTAGTATTAATGTATTCTATTGGTAGAGCATTCAAATAAGTATTAGTTAAATATTTTAAATAATCCGCTGGTATTTCTTCTGTGTCTGTAAGATCTTCTAATCGAAAAAAACTTAATTTATTAATATCTTGAGTATTACAACTTAACCATTTATAATATGATTCTGTCAGAGTAATTAGACTAACAGTATTAACAGTATCCTTTTGAACCCAATATGGAAATAATTCTGCAATATTTATTGGATAATTACAAGAGGTATCAAGCGGTTGGGATGGAGTAAAGAAATTATAAACGGTTTGAGATATAGGTCTAATTTCTGGAGAAATCATCTCCCTATACTGATCAGAGACATCAATAATAACTTGATAATCTTGGTTTGGAATATTTTTATTAAATAATAAAATCATGAATTATTATTCCTATGTTGATTGAGAAATAACTATAGTATCTACTATTAATACAGATTCGTTTTTAATTGTAATGTTGTCTGGATATTTTAAAAATGCATTAAAATATAGTGTTGAACTAATTGGCAAAACACCTGGATTTATGGTAATATATCCTAAAGTATAATTAATATATCCAATAATTCCAACACTAGTAGTAGTTTGATCTATAATTCCTAAAAGTTCTCCTTCTAGAGCATAATTATTTTCGTCAAATTTTGTTGGGTTGTCCTTGAAACGAATATTCTGTCCATTATACGAAAATATATCAGAAAATAATGCTGTTCCAGATAAAGAATATATTTGTGGAGCAATAAACTCGTTTCTGAAATATACATTTTTCGAAGCAGCTGATGCAGAAACTAATAAACTTATTTTTGAAGGTTCTACTATTACGCTACGAATATTAGATGGATATGCATTTAAAAGTTTTTGTTTTATGTCATTAGCATTAATATTATTATTAAAAATTTTATTAGTATTATACATACCATTAACATATGTTAGCACATTGCTACCTATATCGGGTAAACCACTTACCGTTGTTAATCGTATAGTTAAGGATACTTTTATTATTTGAGATTGTACATATTCTGGAATAACAGTAACAACACTTTTGTTTTTTAAAAATTGAATACACTTTAGAACCGAAGGTGTTGTTTTAGTTAATGTTTGGTCTGAAAAAGAAACAAATACTCTTCCATAAACTGGAGGATCTGCATCTTCTCCTCCCCATACATTTATTTGATTTATGTTTGTAATATTAGCGGGAAGAACACCAGAATTAAATAATACTCCATAATAATCATCTCGTGTTACTGCACGATCATTAGCAGCAAACATTTTAGGAGCAAAAAATTTAACTAAATCTAAATCTGCACCATCCGCACCACCAATAGATGGTGTTACACTGCTTATTACTAGATTAGTATTAGTGACAGAATTAATATTATTTGCATCAGCACCAGAAGGAATAAGATAAGATACTGTTACTACATCGGTTTCAGCTATAGTTTTACCAAAGGTTGTTTGGTAATCATTAATAGTTTTTTTGCCAAATATAACATAAAAACCACTAGAAGTTCTATCTAGAAAATACACAGTTCCTTCAGATCCTGGATTACTCTGAAATGTATTATACTTTGTCCAGGTAACTCCGTTAACCTTTAATGTTAAAGTATTAATATCAACATTAGTATTTCCTAAAAATACCTTTTGTTCTGTGATATCCACAGTTACTTGTAGATTATTGACAACAGATTTTGCTTCATAAATTGATAGGTTTGTTTGAGAAGAAACTGTAATTCCTTCAATAGGATAAAATAAATAAGAATTTCCCGAAGGACTGAATCCAGTAAATACACTAGAATAAGGATTAACGGTAACACTACCAGAAGCTGAAGATACATTTAATTGAATTTTAGCTGAAGATTTACCTGGAACCAAATATCCTAATGGTTTTACCAAAGAAACAATACTGCTTTCTAGACTAGCAGTACTTAAAAACGTTTCATTAGCAATCATGTTGCTGTAAAAAGAATAAAACAATGTGTTATAAGAAAATATATCTAACAGGGTATTTAAGGCAGATGCATCAAAATTATAACCAACAAACTGAGGATTTAGGGTTGGATTGTTTAAATAGGCTTTTAATGAAGTTTTAATGTCATCAAAAGTAAGAGAAGATATGTTTATTTGAGGATTTGCCATTTTTATTTTCTTATTATAATGCTATTCTTACAGTTTGTTGTGAATTGAAAGGATTAGTTTGACTATAAATTGTGCGATATAATACGGTTATTAGCCAATGACCTTCTCCCGAATCCGTAATATCTATACTCTGAACATTGGCTCTTGGTTCGTGATTTCTTACAGCAGCCGCAAAAAGTGATTGTTTACTTGCAATATCTAAAGGAGAAGGAGAAGTAAATAGTAAATCATAAGCATTTCCTCCAAAAAATGGAGAAAATAGTTTTTCTTTTTGTGTAGTTAGTATGATATTTTTTATAGATTGTGAAATAGCATTAGCATTATACATAATATTTACATCATTTGTTAAGTCGTTTTTAGTAAGAAAAAAGTCTATGTCTGTAAATTTTATAGTTGTGCTCATGATACCCGCTTTTCTATGCTTATATTGAATTCTTGGTTTGGATTATGAAAATTACCATCCCTCATTAGATATAAAATCATGGAGTGTTTTTGACTAGTAATTATGTGTTCATTTTTATAAACCATCCACTTTCCGTGAAATCTTGTTTCTGATATGTTAAACATTTCTGAAGTTGGCATGTTTATGGCTACAAGGTTACCTGGCTTTATACTAAAATCACCATTAACAACAATCTTTATTCGTTGATAGGTCAATAAAGCGGTTTGAGCTTTTCGGTAAAGGGGTGTTTCTTTAGGAGTATTCCAAAACGTAGCATTTGTTTTAGAGTATTCTAGATAATGTTTAAAATTAGGACCAGCAGACGAACCTGCAGTAGATGAGCCAGACGAACCCGACGATCCTTCGTCTGAAGGAAACTGTTCTCCTTTATATAATAATCTTATCGGAGCATTGTCTGCACTAGAACCAGAACTAGTATCACCACCACCATTAATGCCCGTAAATCCAGAAGTAGTACCACCTTCAATTTTAATATCAGTACAATTATAAGAACATGATGGGTTAAAATAATCAATTCCAAACCATTTAGTAGAAAGATTGTTATTTATCAAATTGCATTCATTAGTATTATATTTTAAGTTTTCTAGAGCTAGATCAGATGGTTCTGGTTGATTTGGTTTTAATTCTTTTGGACAATTACATAGAAGATCGCTTTCTGGACAATCAACATTTGAAACATAACCATTAGGATTCATACAAGGTCCTAAATTACTAATTTCAAAATTTCCAGAAGAATCCTTATTTAAAATAACATCATATTTTTTTTCAGTACTAGAACCAATTGGACCATAATCATCTTTAGAAAATGTAGAAGTTTTAATTAATTTGCTCATATTTTATATTCCTATTAATCATCACATCCAGTAATTCCACAAATACCATCATGGGCATTTTGTGCATCAAACACATAAATTTTAGATTTTTGTTTATTAGAACCAGCAGTAAATCCTTTAATGTTTAACATAGAATCAGGAGATACTGCTTGTAATTGTACAATTTGACCACTATAATATTTTGAAGGATCACAATTGTCTTTTTCTGGTATTAAATATTCACCAATAGGCTTCATCAAAAAGTGTTTTGGGTATGATGTTGTCTTTGATCTGACTTCAGATGTCATTTTATTAGTAGGAACAGATATACCAGGTCCCATAGTTAAAGTTTTATTTCCTTTTTCTTTACTTGTAGGAATATAAGAATTTAAAAGTTCATTTAAATTATATGCATGGCTACCTTTAGCATGCTTTTTTGAGCTAATAAAAACAAAATGATAAGGTATATTTTTAGATTCTATAATTTCATAAGATGTATCTGATATTTTATCTACTTCTGATCTAGGCCATAATTCAATTTGTCTCCAATCATAACGATATACGCCTCCTGGAGGACCAGCAGTTACTTCTTTTGCACTAGTAAGAATGGCAAAAAAACTACTATTTAAACTAGAAGCAGAGTCACAACAAATAACATTACGGTAAACGTCCCATAATGTTTTTGCTGCTTTAGCATCGGCATACAATGTTCTAGCTTTAGTCAATACCCATTTAATATCTTTATAAATTGTCCGAAGAAACGCTCCAGGCAGTTCACAGAAATCAAACTGTGCTTGCCAATATTCAGTATCAATTCTTGAAACTTCTTTAGATCCTGGATGTTTATCAAACAAATCTTGTTTATTATGAATATTATATCCACCACTTGCTTCGGGTAATGCCATCTTATCACCTAAATAGCCATGCGGAGAACTAAAATCGTAATAATTCCACCAAGGCAGGTTTTTTGCATTATAGGCATTACTGTAAAACCCATATTGTGAATCAGAAATTCTAACAGCTCCGTAGTCTTGTTTTGTTTTGTATTTGTCTTTTACATAATCAGTAAATGGCGAATATGCTGCAATTTTTTTCCATTTATCTCCATCATCTTTATAATTATAAGTTACTTGTTCACGATAAAGATTATTTGTGCTATCTACAAATCCACGATACGGATTTCCCCAATCAGGTTTTACTCTAATATATTCACTAAATGCTGCACCACCATCATATAATTTCAAGGGAGAAGTATCACTAACAACTTCCATTGCAACTATAGTATCTGAATAATTTTCACTTTGAGCTCTATATCCTGCTAAATTATAAGTTCCTTTAAAATTATTTGAATCTGATAATAGAGATTCAATACATCTAAAATTCCATTTTGCAGTATCCTCCCAAAAGAAAAAATTAACAGCTTTAGGATTAGTTTTATAGCAAGCATATTCACAAACATAATTCATTAATTGAGAAATACGTAAATTATTTCCTATTTTATATAGAGGATAAAAAAAATTTTCAGTTTTTACCCAAATATCATTATATGTACTGTCGGAAACTAAAGGTTTTTGTGGACCAGCACCTGCTCTTGTGTTATACTTATCCATTAAATGCTGAACAAATCCTTCCATAATAGCTTCGTTTTTTCGAAATTCTGCTTGATTAAATTCTGGTGGTGCAGATATTGTTCCTGAATCGGAATCACGACTTTTTGATATTTTTCCAATATAATTTGCATCAAACAAAGTATCAAAATTTGTATTAATAAATGAATCAGAAGAAAACCGTATGGTTACTTTATTTACAGTACCAATAGGACCATGCACTTGTTTACTAGCAAGATCAGAGGCAACATTTACATCTATTATTCTATATTGATGATAATCATTATATAAAGTAAAATAAACACTATCTAAAGAACTAGTTAAATTTAATTGATCTATAATATACGAAGAATCAAAAAAACTTATCGAACCAAATATAGCTTCCGAAAACATATCCTCTTTGATTGTTAGTTCGTCTAATAAAAAAGATTCATTACTTGCACTACCAGTTCTTGGAAATATTTGAAAATCTCGACTAAAACTATTAAGAATACCTATATTAGTAATTTCTATATTTGGAAAATTAATTTCTGTATCTGTTATCATATTAATTCACTTGTTTTTATATTTATAACATCATTAGTAAGTAATAAATTACCTATTTTACCCTTTAGTAATGTAATTTGATCTGTGTTCAAATGATCAATTTGAGTTTTGTTATATAAATCTATATTTAATAATTGTTTTCTTGGCGTTATAAACGATTCACTAGTATCTGGTGTTTGGTGGTTTAGTAAATAAGTAGATTCCCAATTAGCACCTTCGACTGGATTTAAAATCAAACCTGCTTGGTCAATATAAAGAGTAGAATCTAAATATTTTCCAATAGTTAATAATTGGTGTTGAATAGTTTTTATTTGTGTATATCTATTAGTATTAAGTCTCCAAAAAGAAACAATAGTTCCAGAAGGATCGTCTAACAATATTGGTGTTGCTTGTGTAAATTGATAAGATTTTACAAAAATTCTTTTATATACAGGATCTACCAATTTAACAACACCAGTATATTTGTAATTTGTTCCTGAACCTTTAAGAACTATATGATCTTTTCCTGAATATATTCGAGAAAAACTACCACTTAATCCTGTAGCACTTACCGTTTGTGATATTCCTTCACAACCACTATTTTGACTATATGTTGTTATGCTACCCCATACTTCTAAACTTCCATCAGTTTTTAACCCAGCAGAATGTTTAGATCCTGCAGAGACTGAAACATAACCAGAAGAAGGAATTGTGGTTTGACTATTAGTGTTTAACCCCCAACCATAAGCATTTCCAGCATCAGTTACTGCTAATGCATGACCAAATCCAGCGGCAATAGCCGTAACTCCTGTTATGCCTGGAATGGATTTTTGATTATATGAGTTGTTGCCCCAAACAGTAATTCCTCTTGTATTTCCTAAAACACCAACACAAAATTCGTATCCACAGGCTATATCGTTTAGTGTAACGCCTGTAGGACCACTTAAACCAAAATTTACTACTGTGCCATCAGATTTAATACCAACACCACCACTAATACCACGACTAGTCCAAGAAGTTTTGACTATTCCTGTCTGACCAGAATAGTTAGTATTAAACGCAGTACAGCCACCAAAACAGACTAATGATCCATCTAGAACTGCTATAAGATTTTCTCCAGTAGCAGCTATGAATGTATATCTGCCATTTTTAGATGAATATAAACGACCATTTTGAATAAAATCAGCAGAACTTAATGATGGTGTTTTACCCCAAGCGTATATGTATCCTCTAGAATCTAGACATGCAGTAAAATAATCTCCAGCAGATACTTGAACTATATCTTGTTGTCTGTTAAAATTATCTGGTATTAAACTTTGACCAAATTGAGGACTACCACAATCAGAAATAGACGTAACTCCACCAGCACCCAAGCATTTAATAGCAAACGGTCCAGTGCCTGTTTCGTAGATGATTAGATCACCAGCACTAATGCCAGTCAGGTCTACTCCTTGATACGGATCAATTTTACTAATATCTTGATATGCAGTAACTCCTGGAAGATAATTAGAGGTGTTTGCAAACTGATAATACCAGCCATCATATTCCTTCTCAATCTGTGCCGTATAACTATCCTGTGATTGTGCCCATTGCCTTAACGGATTTTTGATACCATTAGTTATAAACAAAGACCAAAAGTAATCAGTTCTGTTAAATAATCTTGCTGATAATTGGTCTGGTCTTTCTCCAACAATTGTGGTACTTGTTGTTACAGTATCTTGTCGATCTACTGTAACATTGACGGATTTAAATATATTGGTTACAGTTTGTGTAATTCCGTCAAAATTATATTGAATTTTAGGAAAATATTCAAACATTTAAGGTCAAGCCAACCTTTCTGAACGACTTGTGATGTTTGTATTATCACTAGAACCACCTGAACCACGCTGCGCAAGGGCTGGTTCTAGTTCAATAAATGATAATTTAATATTTATTGCTAATGGTATACAATTAGAACCTATAAAAGGAGTATTTAAAATTGGAGACCTGTTAATGTCCACAGTTCGTAAAACACAAGGCAGAGGCTGTCCGTCCCACATGGTTTTAACAATCCAGGGGTGAATTCTACTATCGGTCTGTGGTGCTGTAATTAATGTTTCAAAAAGCCACAATGGGGGATGTCGCATAGTTAAATAATTGTTTGTTACTAGAGGAAACACGTTAGATTGAAATGCTAATGCTATTGCATTAGCACAATACGATTCGTCTGCTGTTTTAGCAATTAAATTGATATTAAATGTGTGAGTTCTTCTGGCTCCTGGACTAAGAATAGACTCAAAATGATCAAACCGCAAAACACCACCACCACTAAAAAAACTACTGGCTAATTCTGCTGTTGCAGCAATCTGTTCGCCTATTAGATTACCAAGAATTCCTTTTTCTATTGCTCTAACATTCAAGCTTCCGCCTGCTTGATAATTTTGAGAATTTAAAGTATTGTGCTGTTGTGGATAAGGAATTGCCATGTTTAAATATGATTGAGTTCGTATGTGATCCCTAGTTCTATTTGCGGCAAATGTACTATAATTTGCACAATAGAATTGCATCCAAACAGGAATATCACCAACAAATGGAGAAGTTGCTGGGGGAAATTGAAAAGGAAATATGGCCATTTGTATAGATATATAGTTGCGATTATGGCATACAAAACCAAATATAAACCAGAATTTGTGTCTAAATATGTAGGCAATGCCGACAACATTGTTTGTCGATCTAACTGGGAACGTAAGTTTTGTAAGTATTTAGACCAAAACCAAAATATTATTCGCTGGTGTAGTGAAGAATTGAAAATTCCTTACCTATCTACTATAGACAAACAATTACACCAATACTACCCAGATTTTTTATTTGAAGCAGTTAAAGACGGAATCATAGAAACTTACGTAGTAGAGATTAAGCCAAAAAAACAAACAATGAAACCAACACCAAAAAAGAACAAAAGAGCACATTTAAACGAATGTATTACCTACGAAACTAATACATGCAAATGGAAGGCTGCGGAAGTATATTGCAAAGAACGAGGCTGGGTCTTTAAGATTTTAACAGAAGATAACTTATTCCGAGCATAATATGGCAAATTATCCCCAAAGTCCACAATCTTCAAATATTACCACATTAATTACTGCATTTTCGACTGCATCTGGATTTCAAAGATCTAATCGTTTTCGTGTTAATATAACACCTCCTATTTCCATTCCTGGAGGAGTCACGATTACTCCTACAGCGTTTACTGTGTTTGCTTCAAATATACAGACTCCTTCACAATCTATTATATTTTACGAAGACACAATGTCTCCTTCTGGTCCACCAATCAGTATACCAATTCGACGAAACTATGATGATCGTTATATTATAGAATTTATAGTAGACAAAAGATGGAATATTAGATCTTTTTTTGATTCTTGGTTGAATTCTATGTTCATTAATAGCACCGCCACTAATCTGAATTCTACCAGAGTACAATATTTTACTGATATTGTGGGAACACTTGAAATAGAAGCATTAGATCAAAACGATACTGTAGTTAAAACTATTACACTATACGATGCCTATCCAAAGCAAATCATTCCTACTCAATTCAGTAACGATACACCAAATCAATATCTAACTCTTATTGTTGATATGATGTATAGATATTATACAATTACATAAGGTTTATACTATGCCTCTAAAAGATTTAATAACTTCATCATTTCCTCAATATTGTGAAACTCTAGTGTCTGGCAAATCTGTGTGTTTTAGACCTATGATTGTTTTGGAAGAAAAGTCTCTTTTATTAGTAAAAGACTCTGACGACAAGACTGGTGTTCTTAAAACTTTAATGAATATCATTAATTCTTGTTTTGATGGATTTATTGCAAAAGAATCTAGTATTGCCGATTTTGAGCATGCATTCTTACTTTTAAGAGCAAAATCATTAGGAGAAATTGAATCCTTTAGTATTAAATGCCCAGATACAGACGAAGACGCTATATTAAAGATTAATATTCTGAATGATATAAAAATAAATAAACCTAAAAGTAGTCCAAAAATAAAAATTAATAATAATTTATTACTGATTATGACTCCCCCAACAATAAAAACCCTAATACAGTATCCAGACTATAATACAAATTCTGATAAAATTTATTCCTATGTTGCTTCTTGCCTGAAGCAAATCCAAACACAAAAGGAAATAATCAATTGTGAAGATAAACCAGAGAAAGAAATTGTAGAGTTTATACAAAACCTAACACCACAGCAATTTAACATGATCATTGAATACTTTGATTCTTTGCCATCTATTCAAATATCTTCAAACTACAAAACTTCTGATGGAGTAACCAGACAAATAAACATAAAGGGTCTGTTTAATTTTATAAATTTTTTTTTTGATCACTTGACGCTAGATTTATATTATCGTCAAAACTTTCAAATGAAGTATCATCATCATTACAGCCTAGATGAGATAGAAACCATGATTCCTTGGGAACGAACTGTTTATTTAGAACAAATCAGAAATCATTTAAAACAAGAAACTAATAGACTAAATAATACCACAGAAATGAGCTTCTAATGACAAATCCGCAAAATGACAAAAACGAAAAACCTAAAATAAATGATAGCTATTTTATGTCTGTAAAACTTCCAGAAATGAAGAAATTAGATCAACAAGAATTAGATTTAGAACCAACTAAAGAAGAAAATTTAAATACACAAAAGACTCAACCTTTAAATCTAGATCCACAAAAGACTCAACCTTTAAGTCTACATCCGCAAAAGACTCAGCCTTTAAATACACAAAAGACTCAACCTTTAAACCTAGATCCACAAAAGACTCAG